GGAGGATTTGATGGAGCTAAACCAAACTTGAAAAAATATTCAGGTACAAATATTGCTGCATCAAATACATTTGGTTTTGATTGTCAAAATGCAACGGCTACGGGTACTAAAGCATATAATAAAGCATTTACATTGTTAAGCAATGCTGATTATTATGATATGAACTTACTTGTTACTCCAGGTATCATTGATAGTTTACATCCATTTGTAACTAGTTTAGCACGTCAATTGGCTGAAAATCGTCAAGATACATTTTATGTAATGGATACTAATCCTTTAACTGATCCAATTGCTTCGGTAGTTAATCAAGTAACATCATTGGATAGCAATTATACCGCAGCATATTGGCCATGGCTTCGTATTACAGGCGCAAATAATATCCCAACATGGGTACCACCATCGACTGTGATTGCAGGTGTATTAGCATTTAACGATGACACGCAAGCACCATGGTATGCACCAGCTGGTTTGAACCGCGGTTTGATTACTGCAACAGACACATATATTAAATTATCACAATCAGATCGTGATACATTATATGAGGCTCGTATTAACCCTATTGCTAACTTTTTAAATGATGGCATTGTTGTTTTTGGTCAAAAGACCTTACAAGCTCGTCCAAGTGCATTAGACCGCGTTAATGTGCGCCGTTTGTTGATTGCAGTTAAGAAATTTATTGCATCATCAACTCGTTATTTAGTATTTGAACAAAATACAAATGCAACTCGTAACCGTTTCTTAAGCATTGTTAACCCATACATGGAACAAGTAAGAGCTAACCAAGGTCTTTATGCATTCCGCGTTGTTATGGATCAAACAAACAACACACCAGACTTGATTGATCAGAATATTTTATATGGTCAAATCTTTCTTCAACCAACAAGAACGGCTGAATTTATTATATTAGATTTCAACATCCAACCAACGGGTGCTGGATTCTAAAATAGTAAAATCAAAATAATTCTTTAAAGGCAGGGTTCGCTCTGCCTTTTTTTACATTTGCGATATTTATATTAAAAAATAGGAAAGCAAAATGGCATTAATAGATCAAGTCAATCCAAATTTAGCTCTTGTTGAAAATGTTGATATTTTTGACAAAGCATTTTCGTGGGAACCGAAACGCCAACATCATTTTATTTTAGAAATGAATGATATTCCATCATATTTAGTAAAAGCTTCTAGTAAGCCGACAATTACAAATACAGCTGTTGAATTAGATATGATTAATGTTAAACGTTATGTTGCTGGAAAACATGCATGGGACACCATTACAATGACATTGTATGATGCAATTGTTCCATCAGGAGCACAAGCAGTAATGGAATGGGTTCGTTTGCATCATGAATCTGCAACGGGTCGCGATGGTTATTCATCATTTTACAAAAAAGAAATTCGTTTACATCAACTATCACCGCTTGGCGAAGTAATTGAAGAATGGATCCTTAAGGGTGCATTTATTACTAGCGCCGGATTTGGTACTTTTGATTGGAGTAGTGATGCTGTACAAGAAATTGAATTAACTATTCAGTTTGATTGGGCATTCTTAAACTTCTAATTTAGAATAAACTATTTCAAAAGCCCCAATTTAAGGGGCTTTTTTTATGTTCGTACATATTTATAATAAAGGTTATATAAGGAATCTATGAGTACACATACTAATAAAATTGATCCAAACATTATTGAGTTAGCAAAACAACGTTATGAAACTAAAAAACGAAGCACATTGCCAAGTATCATTATTTCATTAGCAAGCTCTGGCAAAATATATCCAGAATCATCTCCACTTCGCTCTGGACAAATTGAAATGCGTTATATGACTGCATATGATGAAGATATTTTAACTAATACATCTTACATCAAGAACGGTGTAGTTTTTGATAAATTATTAGAATCCATTATTGTTACAGAAGGCGTAAATGTACAAGAAATTTCAACTTTTGACAAAAACGGATTGATCATGTACGCACGCGTATTGTCATATGGTGCTGACTATCCTGTACAAATAAAAGATCCAGAAACAGGCAACATGTTGGAACGTTCTATAGATTTGCGAAGTGTTGGTTTTAAATCATTTGATTTACAATCTGATGCAAATGGTGAATTTGATTATGATATCAATGGAAATAAAATTAAGTTTTCATATAATATTAAATTAGATATGCTAAATTCATCAGTAACTGAAATGTTAGCAACTATAATCAAACAAGTAAATGAAACTAGAGCAACATCTGATATTGAAAATTTTATTCGATATGAATTATTAGCTAAAGATTCTCGAGAGTTTCGTTCATATTATTTAGAAAACGTCCCGGGTATAGATTTAACTTTTGAATTCGAAGGTGAAAATGGAGGCACCTTCAAATCTGGATTTCAACTTGGATCAGACCTTTTTTGGTTTTAAACCAGAAGACCGAGTATTTTTACACGACAATTTATTTAACATGATTTGGCACGGCGATGGTCGTTGGGACTGGGATACATTATACAATATGCCAATATTTTTACGCCGGCGTTGGATGAAACATGTTAAACGCATATTAGAAGAACGAGAAGATCATCAAAAGAAACTTGCAGATGCAGCTAAAAATAAAAGAAGCAAACGATCTCAACCATCTACGCCATCGCGGTCACCTAAAAAATAACTAGTAAATATTTATATAAAAATAAGTATTTATGACTCAGCAACAATTCATACAACAATTAAAGCAACAGCCTCGTCACGGTATGGCTTCTAGTACCAATTGGGCAACCTTTTTTGATGATTTAATAACTTCGGCACAAGGTCTACCTGTTGCATTGATCGAAGTAATTAAAGTTGTAGGAACTGGCACTACCGATGCTTTTTTAAAATTAGACTCCCAAGTACTTAAAACAAATTTGGGTATGTCTCAATTCATTGATATGAATCAAACAATTCAAGACTCATTAATGAAAGTAGCGCAGGCTGCTACATTTTATGAAAAAGGGTTTAAGAATATTTCAAAATCAATGGGTGTTGGCTTCAATGCAGCTGCACAATTATCTAGTCAATTCATGCAAATGTCAAAAGATATGAGCGGTACTAGTGCTGAAACTCAAATTTCTGCAGAGTTATTAGGTAAATATTCCGGAAATATTAAAAAATTGTTACCTAATTTGAAACAATTGGGTGCAAATGTGCAAGATAAAAACGGTTTTTATCAAGGCTTAATGCAAACAAATTTTTTATTGGATCAATCTATAGGTTTAACTGCGGAACAAGCAGATTCATTTTCAGAATATGCTGCAGCTAATGCCGGTAATGCAGCTCAACAATTAAAATTTACTCAAGCAGTAGCAGAAGCATTTGGCGATACACAAGGTGATATGGGTTATGTTAAAATGATAACTGAAGCAATTGCTGAAGCAGGATCAGATATTCAATTACAATATGGTCGTTTGCCCGGTTCATTAGAAAAAGCTGCTATTAAAGCAGCACGTTTGGGTTTAAAACTAGAAGATCTAGCAGGTGCAGGCGAATCTTTATTAGATATTGAAAGTAGTATAGGTAAAGAATTAGAATACCAATTATTAACCGGAAATCGATTAGTTAATGATCAAAATCAAAGTTTAACTAATTTATATCGTGAAGCAACACTTCGCGGTGATATGAATGCCCAAGCAGATGTAATGACACAAATCGTAGGCGAACAAGGCGAAATGTTAGAACAGAATTTATTTGCTAGAAAACAAATGGCTGATTTACTAGGTATTCAAGAACAACAACTTGCTTCAGCTATACAAAAACAAAAAATTCTAGATAAAGCTGCCGCTGCCGGCTTAACTATTAATTTAGATGATGATGGATCAATAGCAGCTGCAGCTCAACATTTAGCTGATACTGGGGAATTAACCGCCGAAGAACTTCAAAAATTTCAAACTAATGCTGATCAGAGAAATACAGAAGACTTGTTAAAACAACAATTACAAATGTCAACAGAATCATTAATCATGCAAAAAATGGATTTTGCTAGAAACTCTACACAAGCAATGCGCGATGATTTTACAGCTGCTGTTGATGCAATGACTTCAGCACAAGAACAAATGAGCCCAGCCGATATGAAAAATCTTGGAAACATATTATTATCTGCTCAGATACCTGGTACTATAAAAGAAGCATTAATGTCAAAAGCTAAAGGTGGAATGATCGGAGTACCGGGTCAAGCTGTTAATGACCTTATTGCAACACCAACGGGATATGGCGATCGCATATTGCTAGCAGGAGAAGATACATTTGCATTAAATAATGATGATACTGTAGTTGCAGGAACAAATTTGTTTCCAAACACTTCAACTGGAGGAAGCAATTTGGCTGCTAAAATAGATGAAATGATTGCGGAAATACGAAATCAAACACGCATATTATCAAAACGAGATAATACGTTTGGCGCTGGTATTAATAGTGCATATTACGGATAAGGAACACGATGAGTAACCCAACGCTAGAAGCAGGATCACAATTTACAGAACCATTCAATATTTCCACTCAACAAGAAAATTGGATTAGTTCAAATATATTAGGATACCAGAATCCAACAGAGTATGCAGGATCACAATTTACAGAACCATTCAATATTTTTACACAACAAGAAAATTGGATTAGTTCAAATATACTAGGATACCAGAATCCAACGGAGTATGCGGGATCACAATTTACAGATCCATTTAACGTGTTGCCTGACACTATATTTACAAATCCAACTACCGTATATGCATCTCAATTTATTGCTGCTAGTAGTATAGGCGTAACATCTGGCGTAGGATCGAACCCAGTATTAGGTTTTGCTGCACCAACGCAACAATTATCTAATCCAACAATATTCGACCCGGGTGCTACTCAACAATTTTCAGCACCATTTAACACATTACCGGATCCAGCATTTATAAATCCAACTTTAAAACATACATCGCAATTTGTTGAACCAAGCACGCAACCAATAACTGCAGCACCATCACAAACATTATATGGTCCAACGCAAGCTAACTTAACAACGCCTGGCACAAAAGATGATAAATATGCTGATCAATTCATAGGAAATCCGTCGGTAGAAAATTGGCAAGTTACAAATACATTATCAGATTTTACCAATTTAAATAATTCACAATTTACGAGAAATGGCGTTGGATATGCATCTTCAATTGCAGCAGGAGCGTTAGGTTTTCCGCAAATTGGTCAAAGTGCGCAAAAAATATTTGATACAGCCACTGATCAAAAAGATGTAGTTAATTCTACATATTTTACATTGCCATTTGATCAATTGACCAATAAAATAAATTTTTCAGGTAATACTATTGATATTGTTAATTCTGTAGGTAATTTAGCACCATATGGCGATTTTAGAGCCAAACGTTTTGCTAGTTCATTTGCTAATCAAAATGCAAATTTAGCAGTAAAAATTAGTTCAGCAATTGGTAAAGCTCGTAAAGACGGAGCATCAGCTGCAATACGCCCCGGTAATT